GGAGTTAGAGGAGAAAGAAGCGGAGGCGGATGGACCCAAGGAGATCAAAGTCACATGGGTAGACCCGGCGGCCGAGTCGAAACCCGAGCCATAAACTACAGTCCCCTACCTTCGCAGCGACGCTTTCATGCGTGTCAGGCGAGATTCAAGGGGTTTTCGGGGCCGATCGGGAGCGGGAAGAGCCAAGCGTTGTGCCAGGAGGCGATCCGGCTCTGTTATCAGAATCCTGGACGGATGGGGCTCCTGGGGGCGCCCACTTATCCGATGTTGCGAGATGCGACCCAGGCGACGCTATTCGAGATCCTGGAAAGCAATCGGATTCCATACGACTATAACAAGGCAGAAAACACGCTTCTTCTGGCGGACACGAAGTCGCGAATCATTTTCCGGCCGGTAGACGACTTCGAGCGGTTGAGGGGCACGAATCTGGCGTGGTTTGGGTTGGACGAACTGACGTACACGCAAGAGGAGGCGTGGCTGCGGCTCGAAGGGCGGTTGCGGGATCCAAAAGCGGGCCGGCTATGCGGCTTCGCGGTGTGGACTCCGAAGGGGTACGACTGGGTACACCGGAGGTTCGTCAGCGACACGACTGCGAATTACAAGGTAATTCGGGCACCGGGAATGGAGAATTCGTTCCTGCTGAAACAGATTCCGGATTTTTACGACCGGCTGAAGAGCAGTTACGACGAGAAATTCTTCGCACAGGAGGTCCTGGGAGAGTATTTGCATCTTACCGGGGGCACCGTGTATGCGGCGTTCGACCGGAAGATCCACGTGAAGAGCCTCCCGGTGGACAAGAACCAGCCGCTTCGGTGGACGCTGGACTTCAACGTGGACCCGATGAGTTCGCTAATCGTTCAGATGGACGGAGAAGCTGTGCGGGTGCTTGACGAGATTGTGATTCGGGACGCGACGACGATGGAAGCATGCGAGGAGTTTCTGAAACGCTATCCGCGGCATGCGCAGGGAGTGTGGGTTTATGGCGACGCATCGGGCAATCAGAAACAAACGACCGGATATTCGGACTTCAAGCTGGTGAAAGACCACTTGAGGACCTTCTCGACATTGGACGTGAACTACCGGATAGCGAAGGCGAATCCGAGCGTCAAGGAACGGATCAACCTGATGAACTCCAAGCTGCGATCGGCGGCGGGAGAGATCAGCCTGCTGGTGGATCCGAAGTGTAAAGAGCTGATCAAGGATTTCGAGCAAGTGGCGTTCAAGGCCAACACGTTTGTCATCGATAAAGATCGGGACCGGCAGCGAACGCACTTATCCGATGCGCTGGGGTACTTACTCTGGCAGGAATTCAAAGAGGGCCCAGGAATCGGAGAGAGACAAGGACGGCTACTACCGTGATCATGCAGACGATTAATCGCGAACACCCGGAATACAGCGCCAGGAAGATGACCTGGCGACGGTATCGGGATCTGTACGCGGGCGGCGACCGCCTTCGGGAACACGGAACCGAGTACCTGGTGAGGCGCCAGAAGGAGCCGGGCGAGGTCTACATGGAACGGCTCAGCCGCCTGTTTTACCAAAACTACATCGGCTCGATTATCGACTGGTACGCGGCGACGCTGATGCATCGGGAGCCGGTGGTGACGGTAAGCCCGTGCGGAGAGCCGAATTCCTTCTATGACGCCTTTCTGGCGGACTGCGACTTGAAGGGATCGAAGCTCAGCGAGTTCTTCCGGGAGCGCTTCATCGAGATGCTGATTTGCGGGAGCAGCTACGTGACGGTGGACTTCCCGCGTGTGACCGGACAGGCGGCCACACGGGCGGAGGAGGATGCGCTTGGACAATCGAGAGCGTTTTTGGTGGAGTACGGGCCGGACGAGGTCATCAACTGGAATCGCGATGACCGGGGCGGACTGGATTGGATCGTGATTCGGCGATCATGCCTGAAGCAGTCGAAGGTGACGGACGCGAAATGGGATCAGGAGACGCGGTGGATCTACTACGATCGCGAATGCTACCAGGTGTACCGGAAGAGCGGCGAACAGAGCCCGATCGAATTGGTGGATGCGGGGAGACACTGCCTGGCCGAGCTTCATCGAGTGCCGGTGTTCGAGATGAAGGTGACCGAGGGGCTTTGGTTGATGAACAAGGCGGCGTTGCTGCAACTGGAGCACTTCAATAAATCGAACGCACTTTCGTGGGCGCTGACCATGGGGCTGTTCGCAATGCCGGTGGTGTATTCAGACAGCGAGTGGAAGTCGGTTGTCGGCGAGTCGTATTACATCCAACTGGGGAAAGACGACCGGTTCGGATGGACGGAGCCGGAGGGCAAGGTCTACCAGATTGCGGCCGATAATCTGACGCAACTGAAGGACGAAATCTACCGCGTCTGCTACCTGACGAACCAGGCGGGAAGCGCAAGCGGAACCGGAGCGCACCAATCGGGACTCAGCAAGCAATTGGACTTCATTACGACGGAGGAAGTGCTGCGGGCATTCGGATCGATGGTGAAGGAAGCGATGGCGCAAGTGATCCGCGCGGTGGCGGCGGCGAGACAGGATGACCTGGGATTCCAAATTACGGGCCTGGACGATTTTGACATCGATGAATTCGGCACGGAGCTGGACGATGTCCGGAAGCTGCTCGGTCTGGGGATCCAGTCGCGGACACTGACCAAGGAAATCTTCAAGCGCCTGGCGCTGAAGTATCTGTACGACGCCAGTCCTGAAATCAAGAGCCAGGTGGCGGAGGAGATTGAACAGACGGAAGAGGCTGTGCCGCGCCAGGCCGCCGGCCTGACCAGTAGAGATTAGGGAGGTGTATGGAAGGAATCGACATACAGGCAATCGTGCGCCAAGCGATTCAGGAGTACGCAAGCAACGAACAAGCGAAGAGCGAACCTGCATACAAGGCAGAGTTGCAGGAAGAGCGAAAGCGGCGTGAATCGATGGAGCGGCGGCTGAATCAACTTGCCGAAGAAAACAAGCTGAACCGGCTGAAGGCGGAAGAGGCCGAGCGCGGTTCGACGATCCGGTCGGAATTGCAACGGCTGGGGGTGGCGAAAGTCGATTTGGCGTTCAAGGCCGTGCAGGACGGAATTCTACGCGGCGAGGACGGGCGATTGGTCGCCAAGACGGAGAACGGGGAGATGGGAGTGCGGGAATATCTCTCGTCGTTCGTGAAGGAGAATCCGGAGTTTCTGCCAGCCCGGATCGCGGGAGGAACCGGGATGACGGGGAATCTCAAGTCGCCACAGGCGGGAAACGAGTCGGTGAGTATCGATCGCATCCGCCCGGGCATGAACGCGGAGGAGATGCAGCGGGTGCGAGAAGAAATCGTGCGCGTGGCGTCGCAGACCCTGCGCGGCCTGTAGAGAAGCCGGCAGGGAGTTGCTGGCAGAAAAACGAGGAAACAAGGAGAACGAATGGGAGCTATTACATCAACAAACGTCGCAAGTGCGATTGTGAAGCTGGTTGCGGCCGACGCGCTGCCGACGCTGGTGGGAAACCTCGTAATGGGGAATCTGGTGAACCGCGACTACGAGCCAGTGCTGGCGCAACACGGCGATACGATCAACGTGCCGATCCCGCCGCAGATGTCGGCGAATAACCTGGCGGAAGGCGGAACGGTTCAACTGCAGAACCCGACTCTGGGGAATGCGCAGATCGTATTGAACTCGCATGTGGAATCGAGTTTTCAGATTCCTGATGTGACGAAGTGCCTGGCGGTTCCGGATTTGTTGAAGATCTATATGCAACCGGCGGTGGCGGCGATCGCGCAGAAGATCGAGACGGACCTGTTGAACCTGTACGCGGGATTCACGGCGAATACTCCGGTTGGAACGGCGGGCACAACGATCACCGAGCAGACGATCGACTCCGCTGAAACAGCGCTCTTCCTTTCCAAAATTCCGCAGTCGGACCAGAAGTTCATCGTGGTTGATGCAGCCGCTTACTCGGCGTGGCGGCAGATTCCGCGGTTCAGCGAATTTCAGACGGCAGGCGATGCCGGCCTACGGGCGTTGGTTTTGGGCACGATCGGCAAGGTCAAAGACTTCTTCGTCTTCCGGTCGCAATTCGTGCCGAAGACAGGCAGCAGCCCCGTCAACACACACAACCTGGCCTTCGCCCGCGACGCCATGGGCCTGGTAATCCGCCGGCTTCCGCAACCGATGCCGGGAACGGGCGCCATCGCGGAGTATGCCGAGCTGGGCAACTTCGGGATGCGGGTGGTGATGAGCTACCAACCAAACACCCTCGCCCAGCAGTTCACCGTGGATGTCCTGTATGGCTGCGGCATCCTGCGCAACTCGTCGGGAGTGCAAGTCAATACCTAGAACGGGTGCACCATTGTGGGGCAGTCAGTATAGCAACTGCCCCACCGTATGATGCTCGAAGCCATGAGTGGCCAACAGATTTGAAGCGGGAGAGACAGATGGACTTGAAAGTGTATTACCAACGAATTCGGGAGACACGCGAGGGTTTGGCGGCGGCCGATGTGGTGGTGGTGAGCTGCGAGACACCGGATGGGGGAAAGGCCGGCGTGATTGCAGAAGTACCCAAAGAGCTGGCCGCCAAGATGCTGGTTGACGGAACGGCTGTCCTGGCGGACGAGGATGCGGCCAACGAGTTCCGGCGCGCGCGGGCGGCGGCGAAAGAGCAGGCAGATCGGGATCTGGCCGCCACGAAGATTCCGTTGACGGTAGTTCCGACATCGGAACTAAAGTGGCTGCGCTCATCGCGGGAGCAGAGCTGAGCCATGGCGCTGTTCACCGATGGTCCGCCGGCTACAGTGGAGGATCTGGCGGCGCTGGATTCCCAACTCCTGAACGTGGCTAACGTCGAAGGAATCGACGTGGCGCAAAAGCTGGTACTGGCGCATGAAGAAGCGGCACTTCAACTCGCGGCACAGCTCAAACGGACGGACCACTTCGAGGAATGGTTGTGGGTGAGCCGGCCGCCGAGACTGAACTCCATTGTGGTCACACGCGCCTTGAAGGTCTGGTTCTCATATCGCGCGCTGGAGATGGTTTACCGGGACGCCTACAACAGTCAACTGAACGACCGGTATGCAGGGAAGCGAGACGAATTCCATCGGATGGCGAATTGGGCATTCGAGCAACTGGCTCTGATCGGGATTGGCGCGGTACAGAGCCCAGTTCCGAAAGCGCAGGCTCCGACGGCTGCGGTAGTGGCATCGCCCGTAGGCACGAATCTGCCGGATGGCACGTACTATGTCGCGATCTCCTGGATGAATGCGGCGGGCGGC